AGAGATTATAAGTGTATCAACGGCTAATTGCAAATCGTTATTTTTATGATACCGGTATGATACCAATTAGTCGTCGAATACGCTCATAGCTTTTTGTTTCCGTTCAATATACAGATGTCCATAAGTATCAGCGGTTTCTTTGATATTTTCGTGACGCATTAATTCTTTAACGAGATAAATATCTACGCCTTTATTTATAAGATATGCTGCATAACTGTGACGTAATGAATGGATACGTAATTCTGGGAAAACTTCCTTATACTTTTTATGATAGTGGTTATAGTGATATGGAGTAACGCCACAAAATACAAAATGATTTTCATCGAATCCGTATGTTTTTTCTGCGGATTCTTTTTTTATCCCACCTAACATTCCTACTAATAATTTTGGGATTGGAACAATCGCTTCACTTGCAGCTGTTTTTACCGATGTTAAAACTCTCTCATTTAGACTCCATGATTTATTAACGTTAATTTGCTGTTCAGCTAAATCAATATCAATCCACTTTAAAGCAAGCGCTTCTCCTACACGTAATCCTGTATAAAACATGAGAATCGTTAACTCTTTATAGTAATGCATATTAAATTCTTGTACACGTTTATCAAAATCTTCTCTTTTAATAAAATCAATTCGTTTTTTGCCTCTAGGCATAGTTGGTACTTGCAATGTTGGATCATACCGAAGGTTATAGAATCTTTTAGCATGATTCATTAACACTTTGAAATTGCTATAGACGGTTCTTGCACTTTCAGGAGAACTTAATGAACTACTTAAATACTTTTGGAAATCTAGAACTTGTTGAGTATTAATATCTTTAACTTTAATGTGACCAAAACGTGGTTTGATATGTAGATTATACTCATTAGTACGACGACGAATAGTCTTAGGTTTGTAAGTTTTAAAATTGATATTATGTTCAAATACTTCATCAAAGGTCACTTCATCTGTGAATGCATCTTTAATACTTGCAACAAATTCAGCTTCAGCTAGAATAGCATCTCCACGTTTTTTAAAACCTCTTTTTAATTTTTGCTTATTTCTACCGTACATATCTTTATATCTAACTTTGAAATACCAAGTTTTTCTCTCTTTATCTTTATAAACAGGCATTAAGGTTACTCCTTTTATATATAGTTAAGAGCAGCAAACGTATATAGATTAGCTGCTCCTTCTGTATAATTCTCTTGCGCAAAAGAATTACAAATCTTGAGTAAATCTGATTGCTTTGCCGATTATCTTAGCTGGGTTATTTTCATCTATAATCATTGGATTGTGCGTTGGGTTATCTGGCATAAGCATAATGATATTCCCTTGTTTTTTAATTCTTTTTAAGGTGGCTTCGGTATCTCCATTTACTAGAACCGCAGCTATTTCTCCAGATTCTACGTTCGGTTGTTCGCGAATCATTACATAAGCGCCATTAGGTATTGTCGGTTCCATTGAATTCCCTTTAGCTTTAAGATATAACAATTTTCCACTTGGAAGATGGTCAGCTGCTTCACAACGATATTCTTCGTAATTTTGTTCAGCTAGTATAGGAGAACCACAAGCAATGGCACCTAGTACTGGAATCTGAACACTTATTGAACATTCTTCATCATAATTTTGTTCTTCTTCGGTTAAATCTGATCGAGTAATTTTGAAATAATCTGCTAACATTTGAATTTTATCTGGTCTCGGATAAGTTTTTGCTTGCATCCAATTTGAAAAAGTAGTTTCTGGTATATTCAGTTCATTTGCTAAATCTGTTTGAGAAATCCCATTCCGATTCAAATATTTTTTTAGGTTATTTGAAAAAATTATTTTTAAAGTATTAGCATCCATGTTCCTTTGTTCACCTCACTTTCTAATACTATAATACCGAAAATCGGTAGCATTGTAAATGGAAAAACTACTTTTAAAAGGAATTTTTTTACCGAATTACCGTTGACAATTCGGTAAAACGGTAGTAAATTAAAATCAGAACTTGTCGAAAGGAGTTGAAAAAGATGTTTCAAATTACATTAGCCGCAGCGAGAGTTAATGCTGGGCTTAAGCAAGAACCGGCAGCCGAAAAGATTGGAGTTACTGCAAAAACACTTAGTAATTATGAACGAGGTATTACTGCTATTCCCGGTACCGTGTTAAAAAAAGCATCTTTAGTATACGGCATACCTTCAGATATGATTCGTTTGCCACAAGTACACGATGGTATTTATGATGATGAATTTTTTTTGCATCACGGTACCGTTTAAAGGTAGTTAGGTCGGAGGTGTTTAAGAATGAACAAAAAACTTTTCTATAATTCAAAGGAAGTACAGTCAATGTTGGGGCTTGGCTGTATAAGAACCGCTCAAATAAGAATTAAAGTTATGAATGATGAACTAAAAGCAAAGGGATATTGGGTTGAGCGTGGAAAAGTGCCAATTGCATTTTTTCATGAAAAATATCCATATGTTGAACAAAGGTGAGGTGAATTAAATGAAAAATGGCAAAAAACCAACCAAGAAGGAAAAAATACATATTAAATTATACAATTTAAATCCTGATAATTGGTTGATATTTAAAAAGGTAAGTAATGAATTGTATTTAGTACATCGTTATACAAATGCAACTAAAGTGATTCCAAATTTATAGGAGGTAACTAATATGGATGGATTAACTATAGTAAATGAAAGAAAAAATAAATTGGTATTTGAAAGTAATGGGAAAATTGTAACTGACAGTTTGACGATTGCAAGTATGTTTGGAAAAGAACATAACAATGTATTGAAAGATGTCCGTAAACAAATCGATTATGCAGGTCAAGAATTCGGACAGGTAAATTTTCACCAGTCCACTTACATTAATACGCAAAACAAACGAATGCCCAAATACGATTTGACAGAAGAAGCTTTTGCGTTGGTTGCAATGAGTTACAACACAAAAGAAGCTGTTCAAATGAAAATTAAGTTTATTGAAGAGTTTAAACGAATGAAACAACACATACAAAATCAGCAACAACTTCCTAAAGATCCGATGAGTATTCTGAAACTCACATTTGATGTTTTAGAAGATCAAAAACAAGAAATTCAAGATATTAAATCAGATGTGAAGGATTTAAGAGAAAACGCTCCTTTATATGCTATCGAATGTGATGAAGTATCAAAGGTTGTAAGAAAGTTAGGTGTTCTTCTATTAGGTGGTAAAGAATCTAATGCTTATCGGGATGTTAGCCTTAGAAAAAAAGTGTATAGCGATATTTATAGTCAATTACATAGAGAGTTTGGGATTAGTAGTTATAAAGCTATTAAACGTCATCATTTAGATAGGGCGATTCAAATCATTAATGAAGAATATTCACTTCCAATCATTTTAGAAGAAGAAATTACAGCTACAAATGCACAAATAAATATGGCGGAAGTTCAGTAGGAGGAGTAAGCATGCAACAAAAGATTTTAGTGATTACTAGTAATTTCGCAGGTTTTCCAGGTATCAGTGAATTTCACACAAAAGAAGCTGCAAAAGAAGAAGTTAAAAAGTTGATTCAAAAAGGTGTAAGTCCCAAATCAATTCGTGTAACGCAAGAAATCCCTATGAATATTGAAATACAAGTAGATGTTGAGATTTAGAAAGGTTTAGGTGAGAAGAAACAATGGAAGAGAAAAAGATGATTGAGGTTTTTCGATTTAAAACCTTAACAGGTCAAGTTCCAGAAGCAAACGATAAATTCAGAGATATTTATTCTGCAGTTCAATATCAGTACGAAAAAGATTATCAGGTAGTTATTTTAGTGCCAGAGGATGAAATGCAATTATATCAAGAGTTTGTGCGAAATTGTACGGAATTATTGGAAAGGCTAGAAAAAGAAAATAGTGTGCTAGCTCGTAAACTAGCACACAAATACAATTTTAGACTACGCTAATTGACTTAACAGCGGATGTGAAATAGAAATCAGCATCGAGGCTATCGCTGATTGCGAACATATCATGTGAAAGTAGGAATCCACCAATTCCTAATCTTTCATCTACTGTCTCTAATGCAGATCCTTCTTTTTCAAAATCGCCCTGCCTATTACCTATGTAGGCTTGTTGAAGATAAAACTGTGTTTCACTAGGTTTTTCAGTTTTCGATGAGTTATTAATTCCAACTAAGATAGTATCTTCATGGATTTTAATTTTCTCACCGTCAAGCATATTTATGATTATCATATGTATCACCACCCTTCAAAGGTATATTTTACAGTAAAAATAACGATATAGCATTTATAAAATGCAATGTTGATCTAGATTGTTAAAAGAATGTAGGAGGCAATTAATATGGAAGTCATGATTGATTTAAATACATTTGCTGATGGAGCACTTGCTGAAAGATTTCATCAAGAGTTTGAGCGTGTAATGGAAAATATGGCGGATTTAAATACTGATCCTAAAAAAGCAAGAAAGATTGTTTTAACACTTTCGTTTGCTGGTGATAAAAAACGTGATGTATGGAATTGTCAGGTTCAAGCCACTTCGAAACTAGCACCAACAGAAGCGGTAGAGTCTAAGATTCTATTAGATATGGACCAAAACGGAAATTTAGTTGGCCAAGAGTTAGCTTCCGGAATCCAGGGACAGTTTTATATGGATCTACAGGGTGATATGAAAACAGATGTTGGACAACCTGTAGAAGAAGTAGAAGAGAAGGAACAAAATCAGGTTGCTGAAAAGCAAACGGTAGTAATCGATTATATGAAAACTAAATCTAATTAAGAAAAGGGGAAATAAAAATGACTATGACAAGAGAAGCAATTGAAAAGGTATTAGAGATTGGAACAATTAAAACACACAAAATCGGTGAACAGACATATTCAACGCAACGCTTACATCTTGTGCAAGAACCAACACCAGCGGAAATTGTTGTACGTAGTTTATCTGGATTGGTAAGCTACATTAAATCAGAGTTTGATACAGCGGTACCTTTAATGATTCATATCGAGAGCCCGATGACAGTTAGTGTATTTACAGCGGTTAATGGCGACAAGGTAAGAAGTACATTTATCCAAGCGAAAGCATCTATTCCACGTTTTAACTTTGATAGTTTTTATGACAGAGAAGAACTTAATATCGCATTACAGTCAGGATTTGTAGAAAATGATCATCGTGGCATTATTTTAAAGGTGATAGGAAATGTTGTAGACGAAATGGTAAAAGGAATTGAAGATGATGGTGTATCGCAAGCTGTAACTGTAAAAACAGGAACTGCTACAAGAGGACAGGCGAAAGTTCCTAACCCAGTTGAGTTAATGCCATATAGAACATTTGTAGAAGTAGAACAACCAGAAAGTAGGTTTGTGTTTAGAATGCGTGAAGGTGCTCGTTGTGGTTTGTTTGAAGCTGACGGTGGGGCTTGGAAATTAGAAGCAATGAATAACATTAAAGAGTACCTAAATAAAGAATTATCGCAAGAAGTGGAATCTAAAAAGGTGTTTATTTTAGCCTAATGGACATTATAACGGTAGAAAGTACAACGAATGTCTGTATCTTTGGATTAGGGATTGCGATACTTGCGTATGGGGTTTATAAAGGCGGTACTTTTATTGAACGAAAGTTTGATGAAAGTGATCGTTTAGAAAGGGAGCGTTTAAACAATGGGAACCGAAAACAGAGTACTTCCAGAACATTTGATGATGGCATCAGAATTAGAAAAAGAGCGTAAGGAATGTATACAGAACCGACAACTTTTATATAAACAAATGGAGCAAGCCAATAAAAACAGCGACAAAATTGCTTATGTTGAACTTCATGATTTATATCAAAAGCAAAATAGCAGAGATTTAGAAATTTCAAAGGAGTTATCAGCTATGTATTTCAAGAAAATAAAAAATGATTCTTCTAAAGAAAGAAAACAGGTTTTAGAAGTAGCAGATCGTTTGGAAGAAGTGGGAGGAAGAAAAGAAATTGTCGATAGTATTCGACGGAATTCATAAAAAAGAACCCGCTGCAACGGGTCCTCTAAGAAAAATATTTCATGTTAATTATAACACCGATTAAAGAATTTGTGAGGTAGGTATTATGGGGATTATAAGAGTAGAAAAAAACAGAAATTATTCTGTCATAAATAATACCGGTTTAAGAGATGAAAGGCTGTCGTGGAAAGCTAAAGGAATTTTAGCCTATATACTCACACTTCCTGATGATTGGGTGTTTTATAGGGAAGAATTAGCTACACACGCAAAAGATGGAATAGATAGTTTAAAAAGCGGTATGAAAGAATTGAAAGAATATGGATATGTGAAACGTAATCCTATCAGAAATGATAAAAATAAAATTGTTAGTTGGGAAACTGTAATACATGAAGTTCCACAACAAGAGAAGCCACTGGCGGATTTTCCACCAGTGGAGAACCCACCGGTGGAAATCCCTCCGGTGGGAAATCCTCCGGTGGAAAATCCACTGCTACTAAATACTAATATACTAAGTACTAATAAATTAAATACTAATATACAAAATACTAATTATTATCATGATGATAATAAAGAATCGAAATCACATGTATTAGTCGATGAAGAATTTAAAGTCAGTTATAACTTTTTAAAAGGTGAAGGAATTCCGTTAAGTGAAATTGCTATTACGGAATTAGGAGAGTTTTGTGATTCGTTTGGTAGCGAATTAATTAAACATGCTGCTCACAAAGCTATTGATGAAAATAAGCCAAAATGGAATTACATTAAGGCCATTTTGAAAAGCTGGGAAAAGCAAAAAGTAAAAACATTAGATGATGTTGCTGCATTAGATAGACGTTTTGAAATGAGTAAGAACAAGCGATTGAATGGTTCGGGACCTGGTCGTTCAAATAGAAAAGAAATTGTTCCAGAATGGTTACGTGAAGATGTTGAGCCAACTAAAAAAGAAATCGAAAAGCAAAACTCGCAATCTATTGATGAAGAGCGTGAGAGATTGCAAGAAGTGCTAAACAAATATAAATCATAGGAGCGATTTACATGTTAAATCCATTTGAAGATGTAATTGGTGAAGAGTGTTATGAATGCGAAAATCCTTTTCCTGAGTCTGATATGAGTAAAATATATATTTCTGGTTTGGAAAGAACTTTATGCAAACAGTGTAGAGAGCAGCTTGAACAGAGAGTAAAAGTGTTAGATTTTCGTGTCATTCATGATGTTCTAAAGGAACTAATAAAAAGATTCGGGCGCGAGAAAGTCCGTCAATTTGATTTAGTAACTGCAAAAAGATACGTGATTGACAACAAAGTAGCTCTAACGATTGAAAAACGTGGAGGCAAGTTCAATCAAGAACCTTTAGGCGAATTTGTTTCCTTATCTACCGAAGAGTTAATTACAGTCATCGAATTTTTAATGAGAAAAATGAATCCTAATCTATGGATGAATGCTGTGATAGGGAACGTATTAGAGCAACGAATGATTATTACACTTTCACCGATAGAAGGTGAGTTAAATGACTGAACAAATCACGATTTTATTTATGAGCCACTTATAGATACATACATGGTGGATATTGTTACAGAATCAGGATTCAAATTAGAATTTTGTGAAGCTGAAACGAAGGAAGAAGCGGCATTAAAAATTCGTGGGAAATATCGTAAAAACTATAGTTTTAAGATTCGTAGTATTGAAGTTTCGAATAGATCGTTAGAAGAAATTCAAGAACTTAATTAACAATTGAATAGGAGAAGATACTCATGCGGAATCCATATGATTATTATATAACTCCAGAAGAATACGAAATAGCAGAAAAAAATGGTGTTTGCGCAAGTACGTTAAGGTCTAGAATTTATGATCTTTGTTGGAGTAAAGAACGAGCGATCGATACACCACCTATTAAAAATCACCTTTGGCGTGAAGTAAAAGATGTAGCACTTAGTAACGGCATTGCGATGAAAACATTTGAAAAACGAATAAAACTAGGTTGGGATTTAAATCAAGCGATAACGCAAAGACCTATGAATTCAAAAGAAATAGCAAAAATGCGAGAACAAAAGAAAAAACGTGTTTTTACAAATGAACAAATAAGAAGAGCAAGATTAAATGGAATTAGTTATTCAAGGTTATGGGAAAGGGTAAAAAAATGTAAATGGGATGCAGAACGCGCGATTAATACTCCAATTTTGTCAAAAGCACAAGTAGGGATAATGGCAAAAGAAGCATCACCGTGGTCTAAGATGGTTATTCCATCCAAAACAACAAAAGAAGCGGCATCAAAAAATCGTGAAAATTATTGTTTTAAGATGCGTAGTATTAAAGTTTCTAATAAATCATTAAAAGAAGCTAGATCCATTAGCAATTGAATAGGAGAAGATACTCATGCGGAATCCATATGATCATTATATAACTCCAGAAGAATATGAGGCGGCTGCAAAGAATGGGATTAGTGCAAGTACGTTATGGTATAGAGTCTATGATTTGTACTGGGATAAGGAAGTTGCAATTAGTAAATCGCCTCAACGTGCGACAGAATGGCGTAGTGTGAAAGAAACAGCTTTACGAAATGGTATTAGTAGAAATGCATTTAATAAGCGAAGAAGACGGGGCTGGAATTTAATTGATTCCATAACGAAACCTCCAATGAGTAGAGAAGAAGCTTTGAAACGTGCGAATCAATGTAATCGTAAATATTCCAAACTTACAGAAGAACAAATACAAATCTTCAAGAGTAACGGCTTAAAACCAAGTACAGTATATATGAGAATTAGGAAATTGAAATGGGAAATTGAAGAGGCAATTACAACACCCGTCTTATCGTCATCAGAAGCTGGTCGTAGAGCAAAAGAAACCTCAAAGTTCTCAAAGGTGGTTATCCCATCAAGAGAAGAAAGAATGAAGCGCAGAAAGTTAATTTATATAGCAAATTAGTTTGAATTCATAAATCTTGAATTAAGGAGAAATAGGAAATGAATTTACAAATTGATGAAAAGAAAGTAACTGCTGGTCGATGGGTTGTATGCGAATCGAAAGATAACAAAGTTATTACACAAGTGAAACGAGTAATTAAGGATACTTTTAAAAACAAGGTAGAGTTATGGGGATCGTGGGGATGTGAAGGAGCAATACATGGTGATTGGGGATACAATCATGCGAATAAATGTAGATATGCAACAGTAGAAGAAATCAATGCAGAAAGTGTAAGACGTGTATTTGCACAAAAGGGACGTAAGCCAAATGAGTATCGTTCTGGTGATATTGTAACGGATGATGTGTATGCATCTCGTGTTTTACACGTAATAGATGATAGAGCAACTGTACAAATCATGAACTCGCATCAAATATATGAGGTTGCAATAGATAATTTAGAAATGCTATTTTTCGCTGAAGATATGGCTGGATAAAGTAAGTGAATAAAAGGAGTGATGCTATGTTCTCGTTATTTGTAGGAATTATAGTGTTTATCATGGTGTTGTCGTTTTTATGGATTATAGCAGGTGAATTAGGAGTTTTTGAGTGTATTGGGAACGTAGTATTAAAAATTAAAAACATGTTCAAGGAGGAAAAATAAAATGAATACAAAGAAAATCGTAGGTGCAGCAATAGTAGGTTTCAGTCTTTTAACAGGTGGAATTTTAACTGCAATGAGCGTAAAGGTGATTGACCAGGGACATGCAGGTGTTGTTTATAACAGAAGTACAGGAATTGAAAAAGAAACTTTAGGGCAAGGATGGCACTTAGTTTCTCCATTTAAACGTGTAACAGCTTATCCTATTTCAACAGAAACGGTTAAAGTGGATAAATTCAGCGTACAAACCAAAGATGGTAAGCCTTTAACAGTGAGTCTATCTTATGATTACATGAATGATGCAGAGAAACTTCCTAAGATTTATAACAAATTCAAAGGACAAGCTCCAGATGTGATTGAGAACGGTTGGTTGCAGACTCGACTTAAGAAAGCTACATTAAACGTTTTCTCTAACTATTCAGTTCTTGAGGTATTTCAACATCAAGGGGAAATTAACGGAGCAATAGAAAAAGAGTTTAGAAAAATGGTAGACACTACTGGATTCTTAGTAGATTCCGTTACGTTAGAAGCACCTAAACCAGATGCAAATACAGCGAAAGCAATTCAAGGAGTAGTAGACGCTCAACAAAACCTTGAAAAAGCTGAGATTGAGAAAAAGCAAGCTACAATCAGTGCAGAGAAAGCTATTGAAGAAGCAAGAGGGAGAGCTGAAGCGAATGAGATTATTAAGAAGTCTTTAACTCCAGAAATTGTAGAAATTAAAAAAATTGAAAAATGGGATGGTAAGTTACCGCAAGTAAGTGGAGAAGCCAATCCAATGATTCAAGTCAAATAGATTATGTTCCCAGGACTTTCTGAAATAAGAGAGTCCTGGAGTGTTATTAAATTTGAATTTTATAAGCAAAGGAGAATGCAAAGTGCAGAAATGCAATTATGTTGGCTGTAAAAGTGATGCGACAACTAAGGGATTTGTATTAGCAAGAGATTCACAAGGTAGAAAGCACCTTCCTACAGATGTGTTTGCATGCGATAAACATAAAAAATCTAAAAGTTTCTTTGAATATAAAGTTACAAAGGCATAATTAACAAAATAGTATTTGAGAAAGGAGTTATTATTATGGCTTACAGTGGGGATCATGGAGCTGCGTTTGAGAATCTAATTAATTTTTCGAATGATATGTACAAGAGAAAGAACATAGCATTAATTACAAAACGTGCTACACCTGTAGTTGTTACAAAGTTATTTAAAGATGGAAGAATAAAAGAAGGATATTTCGAAAAAAAGTCAACCGTTGATTATGACGGAATATATAAAGGGCGAATGATAGCATTTGAAGCAAAAGCGACAACAAATAAGACAAGCTTTGCTTTACAAAATATATCACCACATCAAATTGAATATCTAGAACAAGCTGAAAAGTTGGGGGTGATTTGTTTCTTCTTAATTGAATTTAGTATAGAGCATTCCATTTTCTTAGTTCCATTTGAATTAATAAAAGAATATGTTCATGCTGCGAAATTAGGTGGACGGAAATCAATACCACGAGCAGTATTTAATGATAAGGCTTATCTTGTAAAACCAACTGATAGGGCGTTAGTAGATTACTTGTACTATGTAGATAAGTTAGAGTGGGTAGCGATATGAATAAAAAAGAAGCCCGTATTGCAATTTTAGATTTACAAGAGAAACATTGCACAGGTTGTGATTATAGATGTAGTAGAGATGTAGCGCATTGTTGGACAGAATGTGCTACAGGAATAAGAATAAATAAATTAGGCGTTTTGTTAGGTGGTCGTATTGGTACGGACCAGAAGAAAACAAGAACAGTGAAAGAATGGAATACATTTTGTAAGAAGGCAGTAACCATGAGTGATAAAGGAATGACATATGTGGGGATTGCAAAGAAATTGGGTGTGACTACAGCAAATTTGCATACTCAAATGAAAAAACGAGGATTGAAATAGTTAATTTCACATACTGTAATTGTGATATCAAAATAAAAGACAAGTTTCGACAAAGAAACAACCGTCAGAACCTTAGTAATTTGGAGTTATTTTTCTTTTTGAATACAAATAGATGTACAAGTGTTAAAGCGTCTTAGAAAGGAAAATAAACGTGTTTTATGAGGTTTGTTGTTTTAAATAGAAAGTAGGTGAATCATCATTTGTTTGACTGGCTGAAAGACTATCAGAAATTAGAAGAAAGAATTGCATACTTAGATTACAACTTAGATAAAGCAAAAGCTGAATTGAAACGCTGGGTCAGTGGTGATTTGCGAGAAGTACGTTTAACTGCTGAATCGGAAGGTGCAAAAGTAGAAGAACGTATTGAAGCAATTGAATATGAGTTAGCAAATGAAATGAATGCCATGTATGACCTTATGGAATTGATTAATAAGTTTAAAGGGCTAGATAATCAAATACTTGTGAAGAAATACATATATGGTATGACATTAGAACAAATAGCATGGGATTTAAATTACAGTCCGAATTACATTAAACGTAAGCATGCCGAAGTAAGAAAGATAATAAAGTTTGTGGATGATTTATAAGGTTACTTTTTGGGAAGGTACTTTTAGGGAAACGAAACTATTGCAAATATGAATTATAGTAATAACATAAGAAATTGACGAAAGGGTAACTGGTGCACGGTTGCTCTTTTTAATTAGACAAACCATATCCATATAATAATGATAACAGCAAAGATAATGATTAGTATTTGTGAGAATTTCATAACATGCTCCTTTTAAACTATATTGTTTGCAAAGGATTGAAGAGGCATTCCTTATGGAGTGCTTTTATTGTATCCGTATATTGGAATACCACATAGCGTAATGAATTATATAAAGGGAAATGTTTTATTTTGTCGAAAGTAAGTTTAAGAGAAAGGTGGTGTCGATATGAATAAACTTCAAATCCATTTGAATGGTGGAGAGAAATATACAATTTCAATGAGCTTAGAACAACTTGAAGGGGTAATTACTACAGATGAAGGAAAGTTAAAGAATGAATTAGTTCGTATTGAAAGGTATATAATTAATCCTACTCATATTTCTTCAATCTTAGAAAAAGATAGTTCGTCTGCTAAGTTCTTAGGTGTATAGAGAATAATAATAACATTTAAAAAAAAGCATCCAACGCGGGTGCTTTTTTTATGTGAAATTTACATAGGTGGTGTAGATATGAGTCTCATATTTCATAATGGAGATTTGAATAATTTGGTAAGAGATACTTCACATGACAGTATCATTTTTAAAGTGGGCGAAAAAGAAATGGTATCTTTGAAAAGCAATGGAGATATTTTTGTTAAAGGTAAGCTTGTCGAGAATGATAAAGAGGTTGTAGATGGTCTAAGAGAGTTCTTAAGATTATCTAGGTAAAGATAAGCGCAAACGTGTTGCATTTTATAAGGATGGTGAAAAGAAGATGTTCTCATATAAAAAACGTATTGAATCCTTAGATGAACTACATAAAGTTATGGAAGCACTGGATACATTAGGGAAAGAGTACATAGTGCAAAAGAAAACTGAGTATAAGACTGTACCAATTAATAAACACAAATATCCGGTTAATGTTTGGTTTCTTGAAGAAGTTAATACATCTAAAGTTATTTCTGATGGTAATGAAATAGTGAAACTTATTTGTAATGATTGTGGGACATCGTTTAGAGAAGAAAGAAAAAGATTGGAAGGGAGAAGTTGTATTTATTGCTTTAATCATAATACAACAATTGTTCCGTTAGATAAGGAGTGTGAACTTAAATGATTACTGAAATTAGAAAAACAATATCAGGTACAGAGTATTGGGATAACAAAGAAAAACGAAGTCTATTTGTTCCAACTGGTGAAGAACCAGGATTCGAAGTAACTGTTAATCCTGAGAGTATGATTGCTGATAAAGGATTTGCAACAGGAGGATATTTGACTAAAGATGATCTGGCAATTGGTGAATCAGGTACAGAGCTTATCTTGAGTAACAAGACAATAAAAGAGTTACGTGAGTATGCTGATGAGCTAGGCGTTGAGATTCCTTCTGATATTAAAAAGAAAGAAGACATCATTGACTTACTATCATGAAGTACTGTGACTTTAACGGCTGCCATAACAAGATAAGCAAAGGACGTTACTGTGAAGAACATAAGCGTAACAAACCAAGGAAGAAGAAAGATAAAAAGAACATCTACCATCATGATAACAAACCATTCTATCGTACTGATCCATGGAAGTATGTCAGGTCAAAGGTATATGAAAGAGAGAAAGGATGTTGTCAACGATGTGGACAGTTCGTCTTTGGCAGGCGTGCTCATGTTCATCATGTAATACCAATTAAAGAAGATCCAACTCTTAAATTAGAAGAGAATAACTTAAGATTACTTTGTCCAGTTTGTCATACAATCGAAGAAAATGAAGATAAACCGAAAAAAGTTTTTCCGAGTTATTTTGGAAGCCCCCCTATCAAAAAATAAAATTTCTCCTCTGGGGAGGATAGGTAGCGTAGGGGGCACACAAATAGTTGCACCATTTAAAAAAAATGAAGGGGGTGTGAAAATGGCTCGAATGTCAAAGAAGAAAAAGTTGGAAATGCTAGATGTTGCAAGGGATGAAGAACGAAATAGAATCATAAAATTATTGACTGAAGATGACAATTTCACACCTTCCTTAGAACCATTAATTGATAATTATTTAGATGCTTTTATCATTTATAAAACGATGTTTGAAGAATGGAAAGCCGATGGTTTTGCTCCTACAAAAACGCATAAAAACAAGGCTGGTGCAGTAAATGAAATGAAACACCCGCTCGCTCAACAAGTTGAAACTTGGAATGATAAGAAGAATAAAATGTTAGAAGCTCTAGGAATGACGAATAAGGGGAAAAGTGTACAAAAAACACAAAAAAACAATGGAAATATTCAATCGAATGAGCCAAAAGACGAATTAGCGGCTCATCGTGAGAAATGGCGGAAATCTAAATGATTATTACACCAGGCGTTAACTATGCTGATATGTATGCGAGTAACGTCATGCGTAATAAAAAGAAATATCCGAAGTCGATCATTCTTGCTGTAGAGCGTTATAGGAAGTGGAAAAAGCGTAAAGATATTTGGTTTGATGTAGATCGTGCAAATGAAATGCTAGATTTTGTTCAATCGTTTGTTCGACATGTTAAAGGACAACTTGCAGGTCAATTGATGGAATTAGAGCTTTGGGAAATGTTTGTTTTTGCGAATATGTACGGTTGGTATCATAAAAATGAAAAAGGTAAGACCGTTCGTGTTGTTCGTGAATCATATGTGCAAGTCCCAAAGAAAAACGGAAAAACCATTATTGCAGCAGGTGCGTTGCTTTATGCGATGTATGGAGAAGGTGAACTTGGTGCGGATTGTTATTGTGCGGCATCTGACTATGAACAAGCACAAAATGCAGCTGAACCAATAGCGCAAGCAATAGAAAACTCAGAACCTTTAGCAGCACCTACACAAATTTATAAAGGTGTTAACGGTACAGTCAGTGGTGCGATGTATCGTTATAACATTAAGGGAATTGCATATCAAAATAAATTCAAAGTACTAACAAAAAACACAAAGGGTCTTGAAGGAAAGAACCCTTATTTCGTGTTGAATGATGAACTTCATGCGCAAGAGAATATGGATATGTACGATAACTTGAAATCAGCACAGATTTCTCGTGAACAGCCGATTATGTTAAATATTTCGACAGCTGGTAAAGGTTCATCTTCTGTTGGTATGCGTGTATATAAATATGCAAAACAAGTTCTTGAAAATGATAATGACGATTCTTTATTTGTTGCGATTTGGGAGCCGAATAAAAATTATGATTGGGAAGATCGTAAAGTTTGGGCGATGGTTAATCCAAACATTGGTGTTTCCGTCACAATGGAACAACTTGAAATAGAATTTAAAAAAGCAAAACAATCCGCACATTCAAAAGCGGAATTTCTTTCCAAGCATCTAAATGTCTTTGTAAATAGTGCAGACAATTATTTTGAACATGAACAAGTTCAACATGTGCTTGTGGAAGATTTGGGTGATCTCACAGGAGAAATATGTTATTTAGGGTTGGATTTATCCAAAACAACGGATTTAACTTGTGTAAGTTTGAATTTCCCTACTCATGATGAGGATGGTATTTCAATTTTAAAAGTGAAACAAATGTACTTTATTCCCACTGATAACATTGAATTTAGAGAAAAAGAAGATAATGTTCCCTATACAGATATGGTTGAACGTGGTTTCGTTACATTTTGTGATGGCAAGATGATAAACCAAGACCAGGTTATGGACTACATTGTGGAATGTATGAATTTATATGACGTACAACAAATAAACTATGATCCAGCAATGTCACAAAAGTTAATTGAAAAACTTGAGAACCTAGGTCTTGAATGTATTGCTGTAAATCAATTCCCTAACGTTATGAATGCGATGATTGATGATTCAGAAATACTAATCTATGAACAACGTTTGATGACTGACAATCCATTGTTTGTATATTGTGCTTTAAATGTTGTAGTGGTTACAAATATGAACGGAATGAAAGCGCCGAGTAAGCGACAGTCCAAAAAGAAAATTGATGGATTTGTTGCTTTTTTAGTTGCTCATAAAGAAACCATGATGGTTATGGATAGCATAACTGAAGAGGGCATGGATGAATTAATTGGTGATATTTATCGATAAGGAGTGAATGGAGAATGAATTTTGGACAGGCATTCGAAGAGGTGAAAAAAGATAAAGGAATGCGATTGCCACAATGGAGTAACGATGTAGTAATTCGAGCTCAATTCCCTGATGAACACAGCAAGATGACAGCTCCATATCTGTATGTAGAATCTCGTTTTGGTAGAGTTCCGTGGAAAGAAACGAATATTGAATTATTCGCTGAAAACTGGGAGGTTGTTGAGTAATGAATTTGAAAGAACGATTTATTGAAGAAGTAAAAGCGGTAGGTACACCACAAATTATTTCTGTTGCAGTAAAGCTTCCAAGTGGCGCGATTGAAGTAATTACTAACACTCAAGAAACTGTATCTAAAGCTGACTATTATATCAATACTTACGATAAAGAGTTTAAATTGAAACATAACAATGTGATTCAAATTGTAGGTTATATGATAGTTTAGTGAATGTTTGTTAGTTTTTCTTGAAATGAGGTGAGAAATTGGGTTTAAGGGATAGGTTTTCAAATTATTTATTTAGAAAGGCTGAAAAGCGTGGTTATCTGGATGACGTTTTAGGTAAAAGCATTCGTTACGGCGGTGTATATGTTACAGATTCAAACATCTTACAATCTAGCGATGTTTACGAGTTGTTGCAAGATATCAGTAATCAAATGGTATTGGCTGATATCGTTGTGGAAGATGAATTCGGGAATGAAACTAAAGATGATATTGCACTTCGTATTTTAAAGAATCCGAATGATTATCTTACACAATCTGAATTCATTAAATTAATGACGAATACTTATTTACTCGAGGGAGAAACGTTCCCTATATTAAATGGCGCTCAAATACATTTAGCTTCAAATGTATTTACAGAGTTAGATGATAATTTAGTAGAGCATTTTAATATTGGTGGTCACGAAATTCCTCCGTTTATGATTCGTCATGTGAAAAATATTGGCGCAGATCATTTAAGAGGAAAAGGCCTTCTTGATTTGGGAAGAGATACACTTGAGGGTGTTATGTCAGCTGAGAAAACTTTAACTGACAAATATAAAAAGGGTGGACTATTAGCATTCTTGTTAAATTTAGATGCCCATATCAATCCACAGAATGGCGCACAGTCAAAATTAATCAATGCAATTTTAGATCAACTGGAATCAATCGATGAAGCAAGGTCTGTAAAAATGATTCCTCTTGGAAAAGGGTATTCAATAGACACACTTAAAAGCCCGTTAGACGACGAAAAGACCCTAGCATACCTAAATGTATATAAAAAAGATTTAGGTAAGTATTTAGGCATAAATGTGGATACATACACAGAGCTAATCAAAGAAGATATTGAGAAAGCAATGATGTATATCCACAACAAGGCAGTTAGACCAATAATGAAAAATTTTGAAGACCATTTGAGTCTTCTTTTTTATGGTCAAAATTCGGGGAAACGAATTAAGTTTAAGATAAATATTCTTGATTTTGTTACTTATAGCAACAAGACAAATATCGGTTACAACCTTGTGCGTACAGCTATTACTTCACCTGATAATGTTGCCGATATGCTTGGATTCCCTAAACAAAATACAAAGGAATCACAATCTATTTATATTTCAAATGATATAACCGAAATCGGTAAGAAAGAAGCGGCCGATGGCTCAAAGGAGGTGACTAAACGTGAAGGGAGATACAATTCATGTTAGTTGTGGAGACATGGACATTAGAATCCATAAGAAAAGTCCTACAATGTTCGATGTGGTAGTTGGAAATTGTAGGACTGGCAATGGCATTTTGATGTGTTCAATAGAACAAAAAAAACCACCGTATTCATTTTACAAAGTAGTTAATCTACAGATTTATTCACAAGAGAAATTATCCATTGGTTCTCCGAATATGTGGCTTCAATGGTTATGTGATAGTCTTGACAACCAGGAAAAGAATAACTTTTGAAACGGATTAAATACTTTGTTTTAGAAATCTGTGAAATTGATTGAAATTTGGCGCGATTTTCAATGTCAATTTCGTCAATAAACGCTAACGTTTTGTGAGCAAACTCAAAATTTTCTTTAAAATCTTTTTCTGTTTGGATGGATAAAATCATTGGGATCACCTCCTTACTCATCAAATGATAGCAGAAAAACTATTTCTAGGAATGAAAGGATGTGAAAATGATGAAAATTGAGGTCCGAGGGAATCAAGTCATACTTGATGGTTACGTAAATGTTGTGGACAGAGAAAGTCGAATGTTACCTTCTCCAAGGGGATATTTCAAAGAGAGAATTGTCCCTAAGACTTTTGAAAAAGCGTTAAATAAGGCTCAGAATGTGGACTTGCTTTTTAACCATGATAAAACTAGGAAACTAGGGTCTACTGAAAACGGAAATCTGGAATTGTATGAAGACAATATTGGCTTAAGAGCCATTGCTACAGTTACAGATGAACAAGTGATTCAAAAGGCCAAGAATAAAGAATTGCGCGGTTGGTCATTTGGTTTTGTTTCTGAAAAAGATTCATGGGAAGAAGGCGAAGCTGGTGTTCAAAAACGATGTATTGAAGAACTAGAGCTTTTAGAAGTTTCTATTTTGGACATGACACCAGCCTATGTTGCAACCTCCATTGAAACCAGGGGCGAAAATACAGCCATGATTGAAATGAGAAGTGAAGAAGCAGCTGTAAAAACAGTTGTGGAAGATGATACAGAAGAAAGAAGCAATCTTATCAAACAAATAAAAAAAGTTTTGGAGGAAAATTGACATGAATTTAAAAGAAATCTTAAACGCATCTTTAGCAAGAACGAAATCTCGATTAGCAGAATTACAAGGGAAAGTAGAAAAAAATGAAGTTCGTTCAGAAGAATTAGCAGCCGTAAAAGCAGAAGTAGAGCAATTAACAAAAGAGATTCAAACTATTTCTGAGGAATTAGCAAAGTTAGAAGAGAAAGAAAAAGAAGAAGATCCCGCCAAAAAGAAAGACGATGATACAGAGAAAAAAGAAGATCCAGCGACAAAAGAAAATCCGAATGAAAAAACGGAACTGTCAGAAGAACAACGTTCCGCTATTTCGGCATCTATTGCGGCAGCTCTTTCTACTAAAGGTCATCGTGCAAACAAAGAAACGGAAATTCGTTCTGTATTCGCTAACTACATTGTAGGTAATATTGATGAAAAGGAAGCTCGTGCATTAGGGTTAGTGACTGGTAACGGTTCTGTTACGATTCCAGATTTCTTGAGTAAAGAAATTATTACGTATGCTCAAGAAGAAAACTTCCTACGTCGATTAGGTACAGGGGTGAAAACGAAGGAAAATATTAAGTATCCAGTTTTAGTGAAAAAGGCAGAAGCTCAAGGGCATAAAAATGAGCGAACAAATAATGAAATGCCAGAAACAGATATTGAGTTTGACGAAATCGAATTATCACCAACGGAATTTGATGCGCTTGCTACTGTAACGAAAAAGTTATTAGCACGTACAGGTTTACCGATTGAACAAATCGTTATGGACGAGCTGAAAAAAGCTTATGTTCGTAAAGAAACTCAATATATGGTAAATGGTGATGAAGCGAATAACATAAATGACGGTGCACTAGCAAAGAAAGCTGTTGAGTTTAAAACAGATGAGAAAAATCTTTACGATGCATTAGTAAAAATGAAAAATACACCTGTTAAAGAAGTACGTAAAAAAGCACGATGGGTATTAAATACAGCAGCACTAACAAAAATTGAAACAATGAAAACGGATGATGGTTTCCCATTACTTCGTCCATTTAATCAAGCAGAAGGTGGAATTGGCTATACGCTATTAGGCTTCCCTGTTGAGGAAGAAGATGCAATTGATATTCCTGATTCACCAGATACACCAGTATTCTATTTCGGCGATTTCTCTAAGTTCTATATTCAAGATGTTATTGGATCACTAGAAGTACAAAAGTTAGTTGAGTTATTCTCACGTACAAACCGTGTAGGTTTCCGTATCTGGAACTTACTAGATGCTCAATTAATTCATTCTCCATTTGAAGTACCAGTTTATAAGTACGTCTTGAAAGGTCAAACTACACCAGGTGCTTAATATGAATGATTTAATTGAGAAATTAAAATCTCATATTTATTGGGAAGAGGGTATGGATGAAACCATGCTCTCTTTTTATATCACTCAAGCAAAGACTTATGTAAAGAATGCGACAGGCAAACAGACCGAGTATTTAATTATTATGGTCGCCGGTATTTACTATGATTACAGGGTCGCTGAAAAAGAATTAGAACAAGCTTTGGATGCTTTAACACCGTTTTTTGTCCAGGAGGTTTATGCTGATGAAGAGAAAGACGAATAAACTCAAATGGATGGGTCAGCTACTTAAATTAGGAGAAACCATTGATCCGGAAAATGACCGTGTTGTGATGGGATATCCGTTAGAACGTAACATTCGTTATAACAATATTGGGGTTACAGCCACTGATAAATTTACAACGAAAGATACGAATGAAATTGTAAAGAAAATTGAAGTCCGTATTGATCGTGACATTGAAAATAACCAAAAGGATTATCGTGTAAAAGTTGGTGGCCGTATCTATGATATTGAGCGTATTTATGTGCGTGAAGAAGACCGATTGATGGAGGTGTCATTGTCCTATGCAAATTAGCTTTCAAGAGTTACGAGACATCATGAAGAAATCTAGTATACCAGTTTATCGTGATAGTGCACCTACAACAGCAAATTATCCTTACATTGTGTATGAATTTGTGAATGAGCAACAGAAAAGAGCTTCTAATAAGGTTGTAAAGGATATGCCACTTTATCAAATTGCAGTTATTACAAATGGAACTGAAAAAGATTACGCTCCGTTAAAGGTTGTTTTTAACGAAGCAGGCGTGTCTTATTCTCAATTTGATGGAATGGGTTATGACGAGAACGACGACACTATCACGCAGTTTATAACGTATGTGAGGTGTATCCAGTAATGGCTTCAAATAACAATGGTTTTGCTGAAGCTTTAGAAGATATCAATACGCTATTACGTGTGAATAAAAAGGTCGAACTGGATGTATTGGACGAAGCAGCGAAGTATTTTGCGAGTAAATTAAAACCAAAAATTAAAGCATCTAGTAAAAACAAGCGGACACATTTAAGAGATAGTCTAAAGGTTGTTGTGAAAGATGATCGTGTATCTGTGGGGTTTAAAGATGAGGCCTGGTATTGGTACTTAGTTGAACATGGCCATAAAAAAGCAAATGGTAAGGGCCGTGTGAAAGGGAAACATTTTGTTCAGAATACCTTTGATGCAGAAGGTGACAAAATTGCTGATATTATGGCACAAAAAATAATAGATAGAATGTGAGGATGATATACATGACAATTGAAAATAAAGAAATTCAATATTCGGTAGGGATCGAAGATTTATATCTGTGCTTGATGAAGGGAAATGAAACTTCTAGTGCACTACCAACTTATGAGGATATCGTTTATAGACAAACAAATATTTCTGATTTAACGATTTCCACTACTTCTACTAATTTTACAAAGTGGGCATCTAACAAAAAAATTATTAACATTGTCAAAAATACAGCGTTTGGATTAGCTTTTAATCTTGCTGGTCTAAATCGTGAAGTAAAAGATAAAATCTTTGCTAAAACACGTAAAAAAGGTGTGTCTTTTGAAACAGCGAAGGCGAAGGCGTATCCAAAGTTCGCAGTAGGGGTTGTATTCCCTTTAAATGATGGAACAAAAATATTACGTTGGTACCCAAAATGTACAGTTGCTCCAGTAGAGGAATCTTGGAAAACACAAGGTGATGAAATGACTGTGGATGACATTGCTTACACAATTACAGCAGATCCATTGTTATTTAATGATGTAACACAAGCTGAATTAGATACAGGTTCCCCTGATGCAACAGGAATCAAAGTTGAAGATTTCCTAAAACAAGTAATTTGTGATGAATCTCAACTAGCGCAGCTAGGTGGAACGACTCAAACAGGTAAATAAGGAGGGTAATTATGGCACGTTTAAGTGATTTAGTAAATGTAAATATAACTAGAAATAGCATTAAGATACAGGGTGTCACAATCCCTGTTATTTTCACTTTTGAATCTTTTCCTTATGTGGAAGAAGCATTTGGAACACCTTATCATGAATTTGAAAAAGAAATGAATGATATGTTAGCTAAAGGTCAATTTAGCCTGGGGGAAAATGAAGCGAAATTGATGCGTGCATTAATTTATGCGATGGTACGTAGTGGTGGTACGGAATGTACATTAGATGAAATTAAAGGTGCCATTCCTATGAATGATTTACCTGACATCTTCATTGTTGTATACGAAATTTTCAGCGGCCAAACTTTCCAGAATTCTGATATGGAGAAGCTGAAGCAAGAAAAAAAGTAAAAAATATACTGACTAAAAACGAGGAATCTCAGTCCGAATTGGACTGGGATTTTTATTTTTATGTCGGTAATACGTTGCTTGGTTTAAGTATGGATGACTTTTGGAAAATCACACCGGCACATTTTTTAAAACAATTCATTATGCATCTTAGATATAACAATTCGGATGCATTACATGAGCAGAAACCGAAACAAATCTACACGTTAGATCAAACACCATTCTTATAAGAAATGAGGTGAGAAAATGCCTGGGAATAGTAAAGAAAGAAACGTTGTTCTTAATTTTAAAATGGATGGCCAAGTTCAGTATGCAAATACATTGAAACAAATCAATATGGTTATGAATAATGCAGCGAAAGAATATAAAAATCATATTGCAGCAATGGGCCAAGATGCGACAATGACTGATAAACTTCTTGCTGAAAAGAAGAAGCTTGAAATTCAAATGGAAGCAGCCAAGAAACGTACAGCTATGTTGCGTTCTGAATATCAAGCGATGTCCAAGGACACAAGTACAACCGCTGAACAGCTCAATAAAATGTACGGTAAATTGCTAGATGCAGAACGTGCTGAAACTTCTCTTGATAATGCAATGAAAAGAGTGAATGAAGGTCTTTCCGAGCAAGCAATTGAAGCCAGGGAAGCTCGAGGGAAGTTAGTTGATTTACAAGAGAATGCAAAAAAACTTGAAGTAGAACAAAAACAATTAGCGAGTGCCTTTAAGCTTCAGACAGCTGAGTTGGGGCGAAGTGCTAGTGAGTCAGATAAGTTGGAATTAGCGCAAAAACAGTTACGTCAGCAAATGGATATGACGGAGAAGGTTGTACAAAATTTAGAACAACAATTAAGTGCAGCAAAAAGTGCATATGGTGAGAATTCTACAGAAGTGAAACAACTTGAAACGAGTTTGAACCAAGCTAAAACAACGTTAAAACAATTCGAGAATTCGTTAAAAACTACGAATGAAGGTCTTTCACAACAGGCAACTGAGTCCAGAAAAGCAAAAGGTGATTTAGATTCTTTACAGCAAAGTGAAAAAGGTTTAGAAGCTGAACAAAAGCGATTGACTAGTGCTTTTAAACTACAAAATGCTGAATTAGGAGCAAACGCTAGTGAAGCTGATAAGTTAGGTCTAGCCCAAAGACAGTTAAGTCAACAAACAGAAATGACTGGGAGAGTTGTTGATAATCTCGAACGTCAATTGAGTGCAACTAAAAAAGTATATGGTGAAAATTCTAAAGAAGTACAGCAGCTTGAAACGAAACTAAATCAAGCAAAAACTACATTAAAGCAATTTGAAAACTCGTTGCATAGTGTTGGCCAGAGTGGAGATCAAGCTGCAGCTGGTATGGAACAACTAGGTAAGAAATTAGATTTGCATAACATGATGGAAGCCACTCAGATGCTACAGGGGATGTCAGAAAAACTGATTGAACTTGGTAAAGCGACTGTAGGTATAGCGATAGATTTTGATAAATCACAAAGGAAAATTCAAGCATCATTAGGTTTATCAGCAAAAGGCGCTGAGAACCTTCAAAAAATTGCTGTAGAGACTTGGAAAAAAGGCTTTGGTGAAAATCTTGAAGAGGTAGATCAAGCTTTAATTCAAGTTTATCAAAATATGAGAGATGTTCCACATGGAGAGCTACAAACGGTGTCTGAGGATATTTTAACAATTGCAAGTTTGTTTGATGTTGATGTGCGAGAAGCAACGCGTGGTGCAGGTCAAGTAATGACTCAATTTGGCCTAGGCTCAAAAGAAACATTTGATTTACTTGCATATGGGATGCAAGAAGGTTTAAATTACTCGGATGAAATGTTTGATAACTTAGCTGAATATTCGCCTACCTTTAAAGAGATGCAGTTTAGTGCTCAAGATATGTTTGGTATGCTCATTGCTGGGACTCAAAATGGATCCTACAACTTGGACCGATTAAATGACGGGATGCTTGAGTTCAATAATCAGTTATTATACGGCGGTAAAGATATTGGTGAAGCCTTTGGTGAACTTAGTGAAAAATCTCAAGGATTATTTAAGGATTTCAAAAATGGTAAAGCATCGGCTTCGGATGTCTTTAAATCAGTAATAACAGACTTGCAAGGTATGGACGATCAAGTTAAGCGGAATACAATTGGACAAACCTTAATGCGCACTTTGTGGGAAGGACAAGGGAAAGAAGCGATTTTGAGCATGGGTGATGTTAAAAATGCAATAGGCGATGTAAACGGTCGTATGGATGAAATGAAAAAGCTTCAAGAAGAATCACTTGGACAAAAGTTTCAAAGTACTTTAAGGGAAACTCAAACAGCACTTGAACCTTTAGGAAAACAACTTGCTGATTTAGCTGCTGATATTCTTCCGAAAGCTGCAAAAGGAATATCAGATTTTGCTGAATGGTTTTCTAAGTTACCAGAGCCGATACGGAACTTTGTTGCCATTGGAGCAGGCTTAACAATTACTATTACAGCTATCGGAGCTGCGATCGGTGTATTATCTCTTGCGGTTGGTGCTTTAAACCTAGCGTTAGGACCTGTTATATTGGGGATTATTGGTCTTTCAGCTGTAATTGCAGGTGTTATTTGGGCCGTAAAAAACTGGGGAGAAATAACCGATTGGCTTTCAAAAAAGTGGTCGGAATTTAAAGATTGGTTTGGTGAATTGTGGGATAGCATAGTCCAAATTTGTGAAGATGCTTGGTCATCCACAGTTGATTACTTTTCTGGAGCCTGGTCAGATTTTTTAAATATGGCAAATGAGTTCTTTGAACCCGTCGGTCAATTTTTTGCTGATCTATGGACTGGAATTTCTGATACGGCATCGGAAATTTGGACCGGTATTACTGATTATTTTTCAGAATCGTGGTCTTCATTCATTGAATTAGCAGATAGTATATTGTCTCCTTTAGGTGAATTTTTCAGTGAATTGTGGACCGGTATTGTTGAAACGGCGTCTGAATTATGGAGTACATTGACTCAGGCTTGGCAAGAAACTTGGAATACAATGCTTACAGTTTTAGATCCGATTATTTCTTTGATTTCTACAGTTCTTGAGGCTGGATGGTTATTAATACAAGCGGGAGCGCAAATTGCTTGGGCGGCCATATCTCAATATATTATTCAACCAATTCAAGAAGCGTATGATTGGGTAAGTACACAAATTGGTGAATTGGTCACATGGCTTAGTACGCAGTGGGAAATTGCCAAGGCTGCTGCACAAGTTGCTTGGGGCTTATTTAAACAATATATTACTCAACCTGTTCAAGAAGCATGGGATTGGGTTAAAGAAAAGTTTGGCGATTTAGTTTCTTGGCTAAATTCACAATGGGAAACAGTTAAATCATATACTTCTGCAGCATGGAATCTAGTAAAACAATATGTCATTCAGCCTGTTCAGGAATTGTGGAATGCAACGAAAGAAAAATTGAATGATTTAGCGAATTGGATATTAGGTAATTGGGCCAAAATCCAATCTTATACACTTACGGCATGGAATCTAGTTTATAAATATATTATTGATCCAGTAATTTCAGCTTATAATTCTGCAAAAGAGAAATTCAATGATATGTACAATACAGCAAGGGAAAAATTTGATTCAGTAAAAAATGCAGCGCAAGAAAAATTTGATGCAGCAAAGAGATTTATCGTTGACCCGATAAAAGATGCGGTGGATAAAGTGAAGGGATTCATTGATAAAATCAAAGGGTTTTTCAGTGATTTGAAATTAAAGATTCCGAAACCGGAAATGCCTAAAATGCCGCATTTTAGTTTAGAAACTAGTACGAAAAACATTTTAGGGAAAGACATTACGTATCCATCTGGCATTGGTGTACAATGGCGGGCAAAAGGCGGTATCTTTACTAGACCTACCATTTTTGGTATGAGTAATGGTCAGTTGCAAGGTGCAGGAGAAGCTGGAAATGAAGCAGTTTTACCGTTGAACAAAAAAACATTAGGTGCAATTGGTGAAGGGATTGCAGCAACGATGTCAACTGAACCAACTGTAATTAATATTTATAATCCTTCAGTGAGGGATGATCGTGATATCGACCGCATGGTTGGAAAAATAGATGATGCACTGGCTCAAAAAGGGCGTAATTCAAAAATAGGAATAGGGAGGACGACTTAATTGTTGGATATAGGAATCGATAATGAATTAGCAAGCAGTTACGGATTAGGTTTAGTAGGTCGTCCAGTGATTCCTACCGCAAAACAAAAGGTAGAACATATAGAAATACCAGGGCGACATGGTTCACTTACAAAGAAAGGGGCATATGAAAATGTCTCTTTTAAGGTGAAATTTAATATGTTGGAAAGGGAAAATATTAAACCTTTCATAAGACGTGCAAAACCTTGGTTATTACAAGGGAAAACACTCTTTTTCACAGATGACGATGTGTATCGGAAGATTAAGCATGTTGAAATGGGAGACATCATAACTGAGATTGAGGAGCATGGTGAATTCGAGGTAGATTTCACTTTAGATCCCTTTGAATATACAGAAGATGTAAACCTAAAGCTCACCAAACCTGGTGTAATTTATAATCCAGGTACAATTGAATCTGATCCTAAGTTTTGGATTGTGGGAAATGGTACTTTCTGTCTAACAATTAATGACGTCTCTTTTCAAATAAAAGATGTGAATGGTTCTGTTGTCATAGACTCAGAAGTACTTGAAGCATATACCGATACCATATCAATGAATGATAAAATGGTCGGGAAGTTCCCTATATTGGGCGTAGGAGAAAATACAATAGAGTGGTCAGGAGCAATTCAATTTATGGAAATTCGACCTAGGTGGAGATATAAATGATTACTTTATATAAACCAAATGAGACTGATTTTACACACAATGGTATAGGGGCTTTGGATAAAAATATTTATAACGCAACTGTTGAGGAAGAACTCAATGGTTTATTTTTATTTTCATTTAGTTATCCATTGTTTGCACCGCATGGTCTGGAAATAGAGGGAATGATCATCATTAAAGTTCCAACTCCTGATGGTGAACAACTATTTCGAGTGGCAGCTCCTAAAGTCAGTATGGGTGAGATTACAGCACAATGTTACCATATCTTTTATGATTTAACGGAAAATCTTATTGAAGACATTTTCGCTGAAACAACAAATGGTAATGGGGCTATGAATCGTATGTCAGCAGGATGCCAATACAAGCATCCTTTTCAGTTTTATTCAGATGTACCAAAGATAGCAAGTGCACGTATTGTCCGTAAAAATCCTGTGGAAGCATTATTGGATTCTAGTCAAGACAATTCATTTGTTAATCGTTGGGGCGGCGAATTAAAACGAGATAATTTTGATGTGAAGATGCTACTAAATCGTGGTATGGATCGTGGGGTAGTGATTCGTCATAAAAAAGATTTATTAGGTTATGAAGGTAATGTGGATTGGAAAAGTCCTATAACTAGAATCATGCCACAAGGGTTTGATGGGTTATTTCTTCCTGAAAAATATGTGGATAGCCCACTTATAAATAAGTATCCGCATCCTAAAATCAAAGTGGTTGAATTTAAACATATTAAAGCAGCTATTGGTGAAAATGCTGACGATGAAGATGCAGTTCCGTTAGAAGAAGCATATAGGTTATTACGTCAGGCAGCTAAGGATATGTTTGCTATTCAAAAGGTTGATCAGCCTAAAGCAAATTATAACGTTAAGTTTCAGGAGTTATCACAAACGGAAGAGTATAAGGATTATAAGCATTTACAAAGTGTTTATATGGCAGATACGGTTACGGTTGAACACCAAGAAGATGGCATTGATATAAAAGCGAAGGTAATTGCTTATAAGTATGATCCAATAAAAAAAGAGTATCTGGATGTAACCATTGGTAACTTCAAAGAATCCTTTACGGACGTTTCCGGTAGGGTTGATCTGGTGCAAGAAGAGCTATCCAATATGCCAAGCTCTATTTTAGATGCAGCAAAAGCAAATGCTACAAGCCTTATTAATTCAGGATTCGGAGGACATGTACGTATTTATCCAGATCGTATTTTAATTATGGATACGAAAGATGAAAAGAGTGCTAAAAAGGTTTGGCAATGGAACTTGAATGGATTAGGGTATTCTTCCACAGGGGTGAATGGACCATATGGAACTGCCATTACAAGTGACGGAAGAATTGTTGCTGATTTTATTACTGCAGGTACGTTGAGTGGAAATCTTGTGCAAGGTGGAGAAATAACAGGTGCAACATTACGAACTTCAGATAGTGTGAACTATGTAAATATCTCAAAGCAATTTATACGCTTGTATGAGTCATCTAGAACAAGGGTGTTTGTAGGGTATTACAAAAATAGTAGAAATGAAATACAACCTACTCTTATTTTAGGTGGAGATTCAGATTCCACAGGGGCAAATGGAGCTATTATGGTATACCAATTCTCAGATACAAGTGTTAAGTCTGGTGGAATTGGAATTACAAAAGGAATCGATGGCAATGGATACTTGAATGCAGCTTCTTTATACTTTTCGCAAACAGGGAATGCAATGCTTGATGCTGACAAAATGATTGTCCTAAATGCTCAAACTGATATGAGGTTTAAAGTCAAAGATCAGTTCCGCTTTTATCGTAATGACAATTGGATTGCGAGTATTGGAGTGTCATCTGGAGGAGATACAGATATCATACTTCCAAATGCGATGATACGAAATTCGAGTTACGAAAATGGTTATATTCAAATAAAGACAGCTCTTGGATCTTATTATCAAGGAGTAATTGCTTCAGACTTCAAAGTTTCTTCAAAAGAAACGTATAAAACCAATATTCGTCCTATTACATCCAGCTTACTTGAAAAGGTAATGGAATGGGAAATTAAACAGTACAATTTGAAAACCGATATTCCAAAACTGTATGAGATGCGTATGAATCGTAAAGAAGGAGAGCCGACAATTACTACAGATGCAATCCCTACACATTATGGTTTAGTTATTCCAAAAGAAGCAAAAGAAAATGGTGTAGGCTTATACGGAATGCTTTCACAATTAACGAGCGCATTTCAAGAGCATGTGATAAAAACGGATGCTAGATTGGAAGAATTAGAGGCATTAAAGCCTAAAGGGAATATAAAGCATAGGAACAGAGTAAAACGTCAGAGAAGACCGCCTAGACACGTAAAAAGGAGTAGCTAGAAAGAGGTGTAGTCATGCGAAATGAGGAAATTATTATAGATTTAGCAGATCCTGTGTTTACCAAAACAATTCGTTCTCGGCAGAATGACAAGAATGGATTGAAGCTTACGGTGTACGCAAGAGAAAAAGGAATAAAGCTTGATTTAACAGGATATGCGGTTAAATATGAAGCGACAAATCATACAGGAGTATTCATTCGAGATGATGCCCAAATAGTTGATGCAAAGAATGGTGTGTTTTCATATTCGTTTACATCTCAAGCTGTTTCTACATCGGATGATTGGACAGCTTATTTTGTGATGGAAAAAAATACAGAACGAATGAGTACACCAGACATTCGAATTGCATTAAGACGTGATGTGAAAGAAGGAAATATTAAAATAGAAAATTACATTTCTGATTTTGAGGTTCTTAAGAAACAGATTGATGCTTTACAACAAGCCGTTGATAAAATGGACGTCGTAAAGCGCTCAGGTGGGATGATGACAGGGTATCTAACAATGAGACCGACACTCGGTTCGAATATCGGAGTTGGATTTAATAGTGAGGATAAGGTATTAGATACCGGTCTTGTAGGAGTCTCGGATGGTCAATTATATTTAAAAGACTGGAAAAATAATAAAGTGTTGCTTGATAAATCACCTACTGGGGTATTCAATGTTTTTGCTGATAATCTTCTAAAAAAAGCTGGCGACATCATAAATGGATTACTTGAATTTAAGAGCGATAATGCAATTGTTTTGGGAAGTCGTTCTTTCAAGTCAGTTATTCATAAAGGGACGCAAGGAGAACTGATTTTTGCACCTTCCACAAAAGAACAAGGGGATACTTGGGATTGGTCTAAAAGAGTGGAATTTCGAACAGATGGGACAATTAGACAAGCAAATGATACAGGTTGGATTAACCTTCCTACAACTGGAGTAGAGAATGTTCCTGATAGAATTTTGAAGTACAAGAGAAGTGGGGATCAGATTACTGTAATTGGATCGGTTAGAAATCCGGCAAATACAACAATATTCGCAGTCCTTCCGGTTGGGTTTAGACCTGTACAAAATATCGCTTTTCCGGCACTCGCTTATGGTAATGGACCAACAGTTTGTGAAGTTACAGTTAAAAGTGATGGTGGAATTTTCGTAAATGGTGTTCAAAGTGGAAATACAATTCATATTGCAATGAGCTTTTTAATTTAGATATTACAGATTAAGCGTGCATAAGCAGGCTTTTTTATTTTGCTAAAAAGGAGGATGAGAACAGTGGAGGAACAGATCTTCAATTCAATGATTCAACAAGGAGCATTCGCAGCGTTATTTGTGTGGATGCTTTTTACTACGCAAAAAAAGAATGAACAGCGTGAAGAACAGTATCAAAAAGTAATCGAAAAAAACCAGGCAGTCATCGAAGAACAAGCAAAAGCATTTGGTTCACTTGCAAAGGATGTATCAGACATTAAACAAAAAATTATGGGGAATGGTGACGACAAATGAAAAAATCTATTAAATTATTAGCCTCAATTTCTACTGCAGCTATTATTGCATTCACTTCAACAGGTAGTGTCTTTGCAGATCGAGAAATGATTATTCCAGGCTTACCTAAAGTTGAATATCGCAATGGATATGGAGCGTATGAAGGTGTAGTAGCACATTCTACAGCGACTCCTGAAGCGCCTGCTATTAATATCCGAAATTATGAAGCAAGAACATGGCGTTCTGCATTTGTACATTATGCAACGGATTGGGATGAAACAATTCAAATTGCTTCTACTAAGTATCAAGCATGGGGAGCGGGCCCAGCAGCCAATAAACGATTTGTTCATGTAGAGCTCTCTGAAACTAGTGACCCTATTAAATTTAAAAAATCCTATGAGAGATATGTGAAGCTACTCGCTAAGATTTTACGTGACAGAAACATTGATCCATCCATTGGATTGTGGACGCATAAAGATATTACGTATAAGCTTGGTGGCACAGATCACGAAGATCCGATTGACTATCTTCGCAGTCATGGTGTATTGGAATCAAAATTCCGTGCTGATGTATTAAAAGCATATAATGGAGATTCTATTTCAGTTGAAGCGAAACCACAGCAACCAAATGAAGTACCTGGTGTTATTAACGAAATGGGAGTAGCGTATATTGATGGATACAATGTAAACCTTCGTTCTGGTCCATCCACAACAAATAGTGTTATTCGTAAATTACAAAAAGGTGAATCATATAAAGTCTGGGGTAAAGTAGGAAACTGGTTGAATCTTGGAGGGAATCAGTGGGTTTATAATGATGCATCATACATTCGCTATAAAGAAGAATCTTCATCTGTGGAAGGTAAACGTGTAGTTTCTAAAGTGAATGACTTACGATTCTATTCAAAGCCTTCCTGGGCTAATAGAGATGTTGCAGGAACTGTGGATGAAGGGTTAGGATTTACAATCCTTGATAAAGTTTCTGTAAATGGCTCGCAGCAATATAAAGTGAAGAATAGTAGAGGTAATGTGTTTTATATTACAGCTAGTTCTTATTATGTAGAAATTAAATAAGAGTATATTGACATTCTACATTTAAATATTGTATATTTTACATGTTATTTTTTTGATAGCGCACTGTTTGTTCTAATTTTTCTACTACATTGTTACTTAGGTGATGTAGTGCTATCGAAAAAGAGTTCTCCAACATATATTTTAAAAAATCCCCTTCTATATTTAGAGGGGGATTTTTATTATAAATCAGAAATTCTTCTAACTTGCTTTTCTTTCTTCTTAAACTTCTTCTTATACTGTTTAAACTCTTCTTTATCCACATGGAATTTTTCACCTGTAGCTACGTTTTTAACTAAATATGTTTTAGTTACCAGAGACTTTACTATGTAATAAATACAGAATAGTACAAGGGATAAGCTAAAGGTTGGAATCACTAAGATAATAGCCAGTACAGCTAATAAGTTATCTGTGGTATGTACTCTTTGTAATACTAAACGTTTACCCGCTGCAGCCTGAGCTTGTTCTAATTGTTGCATACGTTGTAGCGATGCTATCGTATCATAACTCATGAAAACCCCTCCTTGAAATAATAACTAAATCATACCAATTTCATGTAATACCTGTAAATGTTCGTTTCTAATTTATTGACGAAACGGAACGTTTGTTCTATAATTTATACAAACAAATGTTCTTTTGGAGGTCATCTTATGAATCATTTACTTACATGCTCATTCAATCAAAAAATACCAATTGAATTAATTTATTTAAACGGTTCAGGAGATTTCTCTCAAAGAACTGTGATTGTTAGAAAGATATATGAAGATCGTGTATTAGTGTATTGCATGCAAAAACAACAAGTTAGAACAATGAAATTAGCTAATATACTATCTGTTGATAAAGTAAGAACAAAATATCAATACGCTTAAAACGCTCAATGAGGTGATATTATATGACAAATGGAGTACCAAAACCACCAAAGAAGAAAAGTGGTTCAAAGAAGGAACCTAGACCATACATGGATGAATTTGAACAACAAGAAGCTGCTGAATTAATACAATTGGCGGTACAGGATGATACAGAATTAGTCTTTACTGTGTATAGAAAATTTAATGAAACAACTATTATTCAAGGTAAAATTGTTAAACTGGAACAACAAATGGGTAGAATTGTAGTAAGTGAAGACCTAAATACAATACAAAAGATTCAATTCATGGATATTTTGAAAATCGCAACGCCTAGTTAA